AAATACAAGTAACTTTGTCTCCAGAAACCAAAGTATCTCCAAGGGTAATTCTAGTTGAAGATGTTAATGACATTGTAGAATTTTCTTGAACTACTCCATTAACTAAAACAATAACGGAACTAAGAGAACTTATGCTTTGGTTAAGATCAATATAGTTTTGTGTTAACCCAGTAAAATACTGGTTAGCTTCTTGTGATATAAAACCACTTTGAGGTTTAGTGCCTAAATATGCCATGTTATGCTACGTCTGTTAATAATGAAACAATAACGTCAGCTGTGCCACTAGCATTATCACTCTTTGCTTTAATACTGCCACCAGAAGGAATTACTATCTTTCCATTAACACACTCTAAACTAGATCCAACAGGTAAAGGAGCTCCTTTAACAATGTATCTATCGTTAGATCCATCATTTAATACAGCGTCTACATTTATAGCTGCTGTACCTGTGTTAGATATTAACAAACCTATTACAATTTGTTTATTAGAAGTTGTGCTTACCACAGTAGTTAAAGAGTTATTTGCTAAACTTGCGTCTGCTTGACTAAAATTATTTGCCATATTTCTCCTAACCTAATGCGATTGCAAAAGGAATACTATTATCCGTTGCTGCAATCGTTAATGTTTCATTACCACCATCATTGTTTTCTGTAAATGTCACATTTGTACCAGCTACTAATTTACCATTAAGATAACCAGCAGTAGTATCATTTGCACTTACAAGAACTTTTACATCTGTATCTGCTACTATACCTACCCAAGCACTACCATTATAATATTTTAAAGTATTGCTTGACGAATTATAATAGAGATCACCTTCAGTCAAAGCGTCACCATCATTATCTACTGTTGGATCGCTTGACTTACTTCCTAAATATACATCATCAAAAGAATCTAAACTAGCAGCCGCAGCTGTTGCACTAGCAGCAGCATTTGTAGCAGAAGTACTAGCATTACTTGCCTGAGTACTTGCTGTGCTTGCTGATGTAGAAGCATTACTTGCTGAAGTAGAAGCTTCACTTGCTTTTGTGGTTGCTGTTGTTGCATGACCAGAAGCAGTTGAAGCAGAACTAGCAGCCGCAGTTGCACTTGAAGCTGCATTAGTTGCCGAGGTACTAGCTGCGCTTGCCTGAGTAGAAGCAGTAGTAGCCGAAGAAGCTGCATTGGTTGCTGAGGTGCTAGCCTCAGATGCTTTAGTCGTTGCAGTTGAAGCAGATCCTGAAGCAGAACTAGCCGAACTTGCAGCGTTACTTGCTTGAGTAGAAGCAGTTGTTGCTGAATTACCAGCATTAGTTTCTGATGTTGCTGAAGCAGTTGCAGAATTTGCCGAAGCTGTTGCCGAACTTGCTGCTGCTGTTGCCGAACTTGCAGCCGCAGTTGCTGAACTGGTTGCAGTTGCAGCATCTACTATTAAATCCCATTTAGCTGAATCAGTATTAGTTGTAATTGGTTGCGATCCACTTGAGGTATGACTGCTATTACAAATGAATATATTATTTGTTGACGTATCTTTGATAATATCTCTTTGAACATATGCAACACTTGCTGACCAATTACCTTTAAATGTACCTATCTCTTGTGAAAATTCTAATGCATTACCAGCACTGTTTACAGTTAGCAGCTTATTTGCGACCAACTCTGGAAATGTTAAACCATATGCTGTTGATGTAGTAGAAGAAGCTCTAGGAGATAAATTAATATCAATTCCTTTTTGCTGTATCATAGCAATAATTTTATCTAATTCTGTATTAAGTGTTTCTATTGGGAATACACCAGAACTAGGAAAATCTGTACTTCTTGATACTGTTAAGTTTCTAGTAATTGTATATTTATCACCAGCAGTAGCACCAGATCCTAAAGTAATATTACCACCACCTGTTTCTCCAGCACCACTTACTGAGTATTGTGCTACAGTAGTTGGATTGCTAGAAAGTGTAAGAGTAGTATCTACTCCACCAGAGCTAGTATGTTTTACTTGTAAATCAGCGTCAGCAAAAAATTCAAATGGAACAGCAAATGTAGTCTGACTACTACTTGCAGTATACTGTATTCTTGGATCAGTTGCCGATATTGTTATACTCATCTTAGTCCTTTTTGTTCTACCTCGTCAAATAATGAATCTAAAAACCATACATTCTGAAACGGTAAAAGTCTACGCACATTCCTTGCTGTATGATGATTGTACTTACCTGTACCCCAACTAAACGCAATATCTGCTATATTTTCTAATTGAGAAGCTGTTGGGCCAAGAACATCAGCTATTGGCATACCATAAGGCCCAAGATTTTTTCTTTGATTATACGTTCCGTAAGGTTTTTTAGCTCCTAATAAAGGTCTAAATCCTATTTGATTATTAGTTAATCTTTCAACAGCATTGTTAATATCTGAAAAATATCCACCTAAACCAGATCTATCAAATGCATCTACAAGTTTTTGACCAGTAGGTTTTTTAGAATAATCTCTATTAAATGCTCTTTGTCTATATGCGTCTACCATAGCACCAGCTGCCATTAACATTAAAATACTTTGCATAAATAATGCGTCTCTTTCTTGCAAACCTCTAAACAACATTCTTTGTGTAGAAGCTATACCAAATTTTTTAAATTGTAATAATATACCACCTAGTTCTGTATTTGCCCATAATGGCACATCACCTTTGCCAGGTGTTACAATATCTATTTTTGCTTGTTTACCTAATGCAGCATGAAATGCTTTTGCTGCTTCTATACCATCATCTGTTTGATCCCATACTTCTGTGTTACCAACTCTCATATGTTTATAATTATCACCTACAGATTTCCATGATTTAGCATTTTTACCATATCCATGTTTTGTATATTGCGTATATATTTTTTTTGCTAGATCATCTGTTATACCAAGATTTCTTAATCTCATTTTATTAACTTTATCTAATTTTCCAGTAAGAACTAATTTTTCAATTGATTCTAACATTCTAGCTCCATTAAAATATACTGCCATTGTTTTAACACCCGTGTTCCATGGATTACTTAAATTTAAAAATGTAAAATATAAATTACCTACTGAGCTAACACCTCTTTCAAATTTATTAAAAACTCCAAATGCATCATCTATTCCATACATTGACATAGCTCTTTGACTTGTTGCCATATCTAATGCTTCACCACCAAGATTTGCTGATCTATTTGACATTTTATATATTTCTTTTGCCATTCCACTAGAATACATTTCCCAAGATAATTTAAATGTTTTACCAACACCATTAATAGCAACTAATCTAGCAGTATCTACAACTTGACTTAATCCTGTTAACATACTCATAGCATTATATAATTTAGCTATTCTTATTCCTCTGCTTATAGCTCTATTAGGATCTTCTGGTAATCCATAAGTACCTCTAGATAATGATATTGAAGCGTCTAAATCTTCTAATATTTCATCTTTTTCTTTAATTAATTTTTTAGTTTTAGCAGTCATAACTTTTTTACCATTTACAACTTTTAAACTATCTTCAATCATATCATCATATTCTTCAGCTATTTGCCTTATACCTACAATATGTTTACCAGCTTGATAGTTAGATCCATATCCCATAGGATCACCAAATCTTTTTGTTAATTCAATATCTGGTATTGTTTGATTGTAATACATTCTATTAATTATATTAATATCTTTTTCAATAAACCCAGCTGCAGCCAATTCTTCATAATCAATATTTAAATTTCTTGCTCTAAATCTAGCTGATATTCTATCCATCTTAGTTAATAGTTCTGTTTCTAATAATTCTTTTTGATTAGAATCTAATGTAGAATATCTTGATAATCTTTTAAATTGTCTGCTTAAATTTTCAAAAGCTATATATGGTTGATATTCTATAAAGCTTTCAATAACTGTATCTATTTCATCATCTGATAAATTTAATTTAGATCTTGCTATTGATCTACGCATTATTAATTCAAAATCTTTAAACCTTCTAACTATTTCATCTTTTTTATAAATAATAGGAACATAAGTTTCTTTTCTTAATATTCCATTTTCTTTAATATCATCTCTTACTTTTTCTAATCTTCTTATTCTTACAGCTATGTTTGCTTTAACATCTGCTTTTTTTACAGTTACTTCTAATAGTTCTAAGTATTGTATTTGTGTATTTACCCATGCTGGTACAATTTCTAATGATTCATAT